TCAGGCGATGATATACACGCTCAGTTGCGTAGAGTCGGAGGAGCAGATACTCCAAAAGTATTGTGATATTCATGGCACGTGCTACATGGTGACAGGCAAGAGTGGCGATGTATACAGCAGAGCCCGTCCAGAGTGGCAGCAGCTGAAGGAAGCGAGGATGCGAAAACAAGCTATTATAGCTCACCTGGAGAGATGGGCTGGAGATGGAGTCGAGGGCGAGGATGAGCTCAAAGAGTTTCTTCAGTGAGCTACTACTTTGACGAAGAAGCAGCAGATAAAGCTGTATTATTTATAGAGAAATTTTGCTCCCATGTGAAGGGAGAGCTCGCTGGTGCTCCATTTTTGCTCGAGAAGTGGCAAAAAGACGATATCGTGCGCCCTCTGTTTGGCTGGAAAGATGAGGAGACTAGATTGAGGCGATATCGTTTCTGTTTTGTCGAAATACCTCGGAAGAACGGCAAAAGCAACCTCGCTGCTGCTCTCATCCTCTATTTACTATTTGCAGATGGAGAGCCAGGAGCAGAGCTGATTTCAGCAGCTGGAGACAGAGGACAGGCAAATATCGTTTTTAGCATAGCTCAGGAGATGATAAAGAATAATAAACATCTTCGCTCTCGCTGTAAAGTGCTACGCAATACAATCGAATATAAAAGCTCCTGGTACAAAAGTATCTCCGCGGAGGCATACACGAAGCATGGCTTAAATTGTCATGGTATTATCTTCGATGAGCTCCACACTCAACCGAATCGCGATCTCTTCGACGTTTTGACAACTTCAGTAGGCTCGAGGAGGCAACCTGTGATAATCGCGCTAACTACAGCTGGTCACGATAGAGCGAGTATCTGTTATGAGATGCACGAGTACAGCGAAGCGGTTTTGAGTGGCACGATTGAAGATGATACATTTTTACCTGTACTCTACAGAGCAGATCCAGACGACGACTGGACCAAAGAAGAGACATGGAAAAAAGCTAACCCGGGCTATGGCACTATATGCAACAAAGCATATTTCACAGATGCGGTAAAGAAAGCCAAAAGTAATCCCTCGATGATAAATAGCTTTATGCGTTTACATCTAAACATTTGGACCAGCTCAGAGAGTGCCTGGATACCAGACGAGATATTTATGAAGGGCGCAAAAGATATCCCATATGACAGATTACCGAGCTTACCAGCGTACGGGGGGCTCGATTTAGCGAGTACTCAAGATTTAACCGCGTTCGCTCTCATCTTTCGAGATGACGAAAATAAGTGCTTCTATCTCCTCGTGCACCAGTTCGTAAACGCTGAAAAGGCACACAGCAAGAAGTTAGCAGCTGGGATTGACTATTTACAGTATCAGAGAGACGGAGATATAACAATCTCTCCAGGTAACGTCACAGATTACAGAGTCGTAAAGCAGTACATCCTGGACCAGTGCGCAAAATATGACGTTCGTGAGATAGGTTTCGATCCGCGATTTAGTACATACATAGTCGCGGAGCTCGTAGAGGATGATATTGTTATGGTTCCTATGGCTCAGAATATAACGAGTATGAACGGACCGACAAAAGAGTTCGAGATGGAAGTTATGAGAGGTAATATCATTCATGGAGGGAATAAATGTCTGAGATGGCAAATGGGGTGCGCTGTAATCTACACTGACGTAAACGAGAACAAGCGAGTCACCAAAGAACAGAAGGAAAACAAGAAAGTGGATGGAGTTATAGCGTCAATTATCGCTATGAATAGCTATGTACAGAACACAATCGAAGGTGACGATGAATACTTATTAGAGATTTTTTCTCTATAAAACTTGACTTTACCGATTATTTGTCGTATACTCCGCGCGAATGAGCACATTTACAGACAGAATAAAGGCGTTATTTCGTAGAGTTGGACCTTTCGATCCAAATACAATCGCTTCTGAAATGGGGCTCTATCCCATGACTAAGTCTGGAGCTACGATAAACGAAAGTAGCGCGATGGCGATTAGCACAGTTTATGCTTGTGTATATAAGATATCCTCAACGATTGCTTCTCTCGGTTTAGAGGTTTATGAGCGTGAAGGGCGTAATATCGTACAGGCAAACGTTCATCCAGCTTACAACCTGGTTAAAATTAAGCCAAATAATCACCAAACAGCTTACGAGTTCTGGGAGTCTATCACAGCGAGTGCTGTAATTTATGGCGTAGGGTACGCGATAATAGAGAGAGACGACAGAGGGCACGCGACACAATTAATCCCGGTCCATTATGCAGATGTGGATCTACGCAATGTAAAAGGAGAGAGAGTTTATAGTATCAAAGATGTTGGAATCGTACGGCCTGAAAATATGCTCGAGATATGCAACCTCCAGCGAATGAGCCCGATTCGATTACATAGAGAGAATTTAGGACTCGCGAAAAGTGCTCAAGATTTCGGAGCTGAGTACTTTGGGCAAAGTGGACAGATGACTGGTGTACTATCTTCAGAGCAACCTCTAAAAAAGGAGCAGATGGATGTGATTCAAGGCTCTTGGAATAATGGAGCAGCTCAGGCTGGTACAAAGCTCATGCCTTTCGGCTTTAAGTACCAAAGGATATCTATCTCTCCAGACGAGGCGCAGTTCATTCAGACTCGCTCTTTTCAAGCTGAAGAGATATGCAGAATTTTCAACGTGCCAACAGCATTGGTCCAGCTCCCCTCACAAACCACTTACAATAACGTGGAGCAACAAAATTTAATGTTTGCTAGACATACTATCGTGCCCTGGACGCAAAGAATAGAACAAGAGATTGACAGAAAGTTGATCCCTTCATTCGACAGAGATGTAATTTTCAGCAAGTTTAAGCTCTCCGATTTACAGAGAGGAGATAGTGCAGCTCGTGCAAATTACTTCACTCAGATGTTACAGAATGGAGTTTTAAGCATAAACGAAGTGAGACAGGAGGAGCAGCTCAACCCTGTAGAGGGTGGAGATGTACACTGTGTACAAGTTAACCAGATTGCGCTCGATAAGCTCCAGGCTTACAGCGAGTCAATCTCNAAAAGCAATGAAGATGGATGATGAGAAAAGAAACGAGCTATTAACAGCAGCTCANTACTCNAAATATGANAGCACTCTCGAAGTACGAGAGGAGGACGGAGAGATGATAATCGAAGGTTATGCAGCTCTCTATAACAGCGAGACAGACCTCGGAGTATTTAGAGAGAGTATCTCTCCAGGTGCATTCGACGATGTACTTAACGATGATGTACGCGCCCTTATTAATCACGATCCCTCGCTTATTTTAGGGAGGAGTTCAGCTGGAACTCTTGAGCTCTCAACAGATGAGCATGGATTGAAGTACAGAGTTAAACTGGGAGAGCAGCAATATGCGAAAGACCTTTATACAAGTATTAAGAGAGGTGATATCTCGCAATCTTCGTTTGCGTTTACGATTGAAGATCAGACCTGGAGCGAAGACAGGAGCACGCGGAAAGTTGAGAAAGTGGCTAAGTTATTGGACGTTTCGCCAGTGACTTATCCAGCTTACAAAAGTGCGACAGTGGCTGCACGAAAAGAGGAGGAGCCCAAAGAAATTAGAACAGCTGAAGTAGAAAGCAGCGAAGATGATAAATGTGTTACAGTTAAAAAAATAAAAAGTAAAAAAATGGATTTAAATGAGATGAAGTCTCTTCGAGCTAAGAACTACGAGGAGCATGTATCTCTTATGGCTACAGCTGACAGCGAAGGTCGTGAGATGACAAATGAGGAGGAGGCGAGAGCTGACTACTTAGAGAGCGAGAATGTACGCCTTGACAATAAGATCAAGCGTCGTAAAGCTCACGAAGATATGATTGCACGCCAAGCACATTTTGCTGGGAGCTCAGTATCTGAGACAAAAGAGATGGACAAAGTAAATCGCTCATTCTCTCTCTCGAGAGCTGTTGAGATGGTATCTCATGGCAAAGGATTGACAGGAGCTGAAGCGGAATGGGCACAAGAGGCTCGCTCTGAGATGCAGTCAAGAGGCTTGCAGATGAGTGGTCAGATTGGTATTCCTGAAGCGGCTCTATATCGTGCTGGTGAACCAGACAACTTCCAGGCTGGAGGTACTGGAGATGGCTCTGGCTATGTTCCAACAAACGTCCCTGGAGTAATCGAGGCTCTAAGAGCTCCGACAATGATTGAGACGCTTGGAGCGACAACAATTAACGGAGCGACTGGAAACTTAAAGTTCCCTCGTGTAAGCACGAAAGCTGAAGGGCATGAAGCGAATGAAGTTGCTGGAAGCACTGACTCAGGACTTGCAATGGACGAGGTTAACCTCTCTCCAGTACGTGTAGCGAATAAGACTCTTTTCTCTAAGCAGTTAATTCTGCAAGGTGGATCGCAAGTCGATACGCTTATCGCGAGAGAGTTGGCAGCTGGTATCAATACTACTATTGACAAAGCAGCTTTCGCTAAGATTGTAGCTGGTATCACTCCAGTTGCTCATGCTGGTGCAGCTCTTGCAAACTCAGACATATTCGCTCTTGAGCAAGCAGTTTTACAAGCTGGAGGCAACATGGCAAACTCTAAATGGGCGATGAACCCTCATGGATGGGCTTCGTCTCGTGCTCTTGCTGAAGTTTCAAATGTTAGTGCTATGTGGACAGGTCAAACCTTTGACGGCTTTCCAGCTGTAGCTACTCCAAACATCGCAGAGGGTACAAGTGGCAAAGGTGATTTAATTTTCGGCGATTTTGCTTCTGGATTAGTTCTCGCATACTTCGGAGGACTTGACTTGTTAGTCGATCCGTACTCGAATGCTGGAAATGCTCAGATAGCTCTACACTTAAATAAGTTTTACGATTGTGAAGTACGNCAAGCTGGCGCGTTCGCTTCGATTACTAATGTANNGTAATAGGTTAAACAATAACAGGAACGGGGGGCGAGTTGACGCTCGTCCCCTCTTTTTGTATAATACTCAGATATGAAGTTTACAGTAGCAGACAACCCCACAGGAACTAATATCGTATCTCTCGCAGATATGAAGGAATTTTTGCGTGTAGACCATAGCGATGAGGACACAACAATATCTGAGATTATAACAAGCGCAGCAATCGCTGTGCAAGATTATACGGGGCGTGTATTCGTGAGTACTACGTACACTCTCAATCTCGACTACTTCCATAATACAGAGATACCAGCTGAGATAGGATCCGTTACGAGCGTAACGTATTATGACAGCGCAAACG